ACCGTAATCACCGTCCGCACCGTACAGGGGTAGCGGATATCCCAGCTCCAGCAGGGCTTCCTGCATGGCGGTGATTTCCGTATCTCCGCGCGATGCATCCGACTGGCCAGGGAGCAGGAGGATGCCGCGGCGGTAGCGGTACCCGGTCAGCACCAACTGGTCATGGAACGTGTACCCGTTCCAGCGGTGGATGCGTGTACGGTCACCAGCGGGGTTCGTTACCCGGGACTCGAAGAAGCTGTTCCCATCGGTGTGGAACTCGACTAGCCACCACTGTCCGATAGGGACCGCGTTACCCGACTCTTCTGACCAGTTGATGGAGGCTGCAGCCAGATCGTCAGGCTGGAGCCGAGTCCCGATGTTGCCGGACGCGGTCTCGTGAACCACCCATCCCATCCCCGCGGTGGGGAAATGCGCAGCCCAGCGCACCTCGTTGATCCCGTACCCTGCTGCCTGCAGTCCCGGAACCCACAGGTAGAACCTTGCCCACCAGGGACCGGACGAGGGCAGCGGGACGATCAACCGCGGAGTGTTACCACGGTGGTGACCCGAGTCGATGCGAATCGTGTTCAGGTCGTGGACCGTGCGGGCGTTGTCGTACACCGCTCGGCCGCCCACCGGTGGGTCCGCACTCTCAATGGTGACCTGCAGGCTGGTAGACGAGGTAGCTGCCAGGGATGCGTTGGTGGGGACCTCTTCAAGCGGCCCGTACAAGCGGTTTTGGACCAGCACCATAGGTCCCCCTTCCCACTACGGATTGTCTGCGTAGATGTGCAGCGTTGTCACCTCAAGCGTTCCCGGGCTGGTGAACGTCTCCGGGCTCTCCAGGGTGAGGTAGCCTAGGAACGTGGTCCCATCCCACAGACCCACGTAGTACACCGTGGTGTTCCCGGGAACGTTGAACGTGATCGCGCTGGATGTTTCGACGGTGCCGTCACTCGCGGTGCCCCACGTGACACTTTGCCTCGTGTAGCCACCGCCGCTCACCTCGTTGCTGCCGGTGGATCCTGGGTTACCGGTGTGTAGGCTCGCCGTTCCAGCGTGCGCTACCGCGCCGTCAAGCGCGTAGTTGAAAAACTCGTCAGTAAACATCAGTCCTCCTCTAACAGTGCTCCGCGGTTGTAGCGGGAACGCAGTGTGCGGTAGATGAGCTGTGAGGACTCGCGGTCCTCATAGAGCACACCACCGTCCACCGCGGCCGCTTGCTGGATCAGCTCAAGCGGGACCGTAGGCTCTTGCGGACCCACGGGCTGGGTGTCATCCAGGTCCCCGATGCCGCGGAACGGGATCCCGGCTTCCGCGCATACCCGTTCGATGCGGCGACCTGCAGCCTCCCCCGCATGACCGCGAAACGCGGACATCAGTTCCCCCAGATCAGGACCGTTGCCGTTCCATACGGCAATGTGACCCAGTCCAGCGTGTGTGGAGAGTTCGTCATTCGGAACCCACCAGTTATACGCCACCGCGGTGATAGGCTGCAGCGGAACGTTATCCTGTACACTCCGCAACAGCTGTCCATCGCGGTAGACCCGCACTACTACGTTGCTCCCCGACCGGGATACCGCAAGACGGTACGTGTGGGGAGTCTCCGTGAACGATTCAGGGTCCGAGAAGCTCCCGATGATGACGCTCACGGAGCCGATGGTAGCGCCCAGCGTGTAGTACGTCACGGACAGTTCTTGGTATATGGGGTCAAACACCAGGTGCCACGAAATGTAGGGATCCGCGTTGGTCCCCTTGCCACCGGTTTCTATCTCCAGCGAGTCGTGCCCCCCGGGACCTACGCGGACGAGGTCGACTGCCCACGATGTCGAGCCCTGATCGTAAATTTGACCGCGCCACACGCCCCGTTCGGCATCAGTCACTTTTGCCACCGGTGCCAGCCACTCGGCGAGTTCCTGTTCCTGGTACTGAGGGCGGCGTGCCGAGTCCCCCACGTACACGATGGGGATGAACCGTCCGCCGCGGCCACTCACGCACGGTGCCCACCACGTCTCGGGCCCGTCCGTGAGCGGCCAGTAGGCGCGCGGAGACTGCGTCATCAGGTGTCGATACAGTGCGTCTCTCAGCGGCTCAGCTCCCGCACCTAGGCGACGAAGCACACCGGACGCCTCGACAGGCACATACACGTCCCGACCGGACAGGTCCCACCGCGGTGGCCACGCGGAAATCTCCCCGAAAAACCGGGGGATCCGCTCCCCCTCCCACTCCACAGATACACGGATTGGGGTGTTCCGGCCGATTTTCCGATAGTACGGGGAGCGTGGATTTCGCGGAGAATACTTCCCGTCCCGGTTGTTGAGGACGAACGAGCAGCTCCCGGGGTCCGTGTCCGTACCCTCGTCACGCCTCCCCCGGGAGATCACGATGTCCTCACGGGTGTACACGTCTGAGGTGATGTCTACCCATTGTCCGTCTACGTAGATTTCCACGTGGACTGGTAGTGGTGTTGCCGGAAATGCCATATCAACCCCCAAACGCGCGTTGAACGTCGCCGCGGCCGCGTACACGCACCATTTTCCGGATGAGGCGTGCCATTTCCTCGTCGGCACCGGTCACGTTGATTTCCAGTGTGTGCGTCGCGGCACCAGCGTGCGAGACACTAGCCCGAACGTTGTGTGGGATTTCGCGGGTGACATCCCTCAGCGTGGAGCGTAGCCCGGGCAGGCCTGCAGTAATACCGTGCTCCAGACCGCCCATGATGGTACGGCCGGTGTCGAAAAGGAGCTGTCGGTCTACACGTTCCGGGCCTTTCCAGTCCGGGATCATGTTGGTGACTGAATTGAGCTTGGATTTGAGTGAGCCGATCATATTGTTGATGCCGTTAATCAGACCCCGGATAATGTTTTTACCCGCGGAGACGAGGAGGTTTTTCAGATTACCCACCGCGGACTTGATCTGACTGGGCAGCCTGCGCACACGAGCGATCAGCTTTTGGACCTGGTTAGCCGCGGCGGTCACCATGTTGCGGAAGAACGTCCCCACGCGGCCAGGGATGGTTCTGAGGTTGTTAATAAATGCCAGGACTTTTTGAACGCCAGACTGGACGAGGGACGAGGCGCGTGCCATGCCCGTAGAGAAGAAATTCTTGATGGACTCCCACATAGACGAAACGGTCGCCACGATGGAATCCCACAGGCCCTTGAAGAACGAGGCCACGGAATTCCACACGGATTTCGCCGTTGCGACAATCCAGTTCCATGCGGAGACCAGGATGGATTTGATCCACTCCCACGCGGACGTGGTGAACTCCACGATCTCATCCCAATAGACCACAATGGCGGCAATCGCGGCGATCAGAAGTGCGATACCAGCGATGATCGCAATAATGATCCACGTGATGGGGTTTGCCAGAACCGCGGCATTCACCGCCCACAGGGCTACGGAGAGAACCGTGAACGCAACAGCGGCCACAAGGACCGCACCAGCGATGATTTTGAACAGCGTGGGATGCTCCTTGGCGAAGCTCGCCACACCGTTAAGGACCGGCAACAGAAGTTGTCCAAGTGTGTCAGACAAAGTGCGGAACGCGGCATCGAACTGTTGTGCTGGGGACTGTTCCATAGTGTCCACAACTTCCTGAGCAGCACCAGCCACGTCAGTCAGCGCGGTTTTTGCCGGATTCATCGCCAAAATGGCCTGTGCTCCGGAGTCTTCCCACATGGAGCCGAAGAGCTCCGCACCTATCTGCTGCTGTTCTAATGGGTCTTCTAGAGAAACCAAAGCGTCCCAGAGTTCCATGACCGCCTGTTGTGCGGTGTCCCCACCAGCAGCAAATTTCGCGGCCATGTCCTCCGCGTCAAAACCCAAGGCCTCGAGCGCCTCAGGTTTTTCCATGTTCATAACCCGGATGCCCAGCTCGCGGACAGCGTCAGCGGCCTGGTCAATAGACCAACCAGACGAATCGGCCGCGGCCGCAAGCATCCCAAACATCTGTTCACCGGACAGTCCCAACTGTGCGAAGTTCGCGGCGTACTCGTTGATGATGTCGGGGAGTTCTCCGCGCATTTGTTCGGGGAGCGCGGTAGCGCCAGCGGTCAACAGGTCGAATGCTTCCTGACCGCTGTCTGCCAAGCCGGTCTTGATCAGTTGCCCTGCCGCAAGTGCGCTTTCCGCCACGTCCATACCGAATACGTCTGCCAGAGTGAGCGCGGACGAGGAAAGTTCCTCTAGCTCCGCGTTGGACACGTTCGCCATGTCTACGACGGACGAGGCCACCGCAGACACTGCGGCGGCCGCTTCGTCCATCGATTCACCGAATCCTGCGGTGAACACTGCACCAGCCACGTCACCAGCGCGGGCAGCTTCTTCCTCAGTAAGGTTCAGCTGGGCAGTGAGGCGCGCATGTGCGGACGAAATGTCCATGGCGGACGAGATGCCCATAGCCAGAGCACCACCGATAGCAGCCCCGGAGGCCACCATTCCGGTGGACATTCCGCGGAATTTGTTGTCCACCTCGCGCGCCGTGTCATCAATTCCGGACATCAGTTCTTTATTGTCCACGCCGATGTGGACGAGCAATTCCGCCAGCGTCGCCACCTCGTCCCCCCTCCTTCCCGTCCAACACGGAATTAATTGCCCTAACCGCAGCTAGCTGTTCCTGCCACGTCTGAGATTTTCGATTATCCCATTGCGGCAGGTAGTCCTTGGGGGTTACGCGCTTGCCTTTCTTTGACTGCGCAGTATTGTGCACTGTGGAGGCGATTATCGCGGCCAGAACATCTTCACGAGGCCCGCCGAGTGGGCCCTCTACCTGCTCGTAGGCAGCCCACTCTGACAGCTCGCGGGAATCGATCCGCTCAAGCAGCTCCCGTACAGTCATTCCCAGGTGTGCTGCTAGGCGGAAATAGAATCTCCGTTCTGGCCTTACTCGGAATTTTTTACATACGTCTCCACGTCCTGCCGAGTCAAGCCAGAAAGTCGTTGCGCGATTTCGAACAGCCGCGCAAGCACGTCACCGGACTTTTCGCCGAGCGCCTTAATGTCCGCATCGGAAAACAGACGCTCACCCTGCTCGTTCACGAGCGTTTGCGCAAGCAGTCGAGCGCGGAAATTCCTAAACCGCTGTGGCGACGGCTTCCCATCCGGACCAATCATGGATGCCTCAAAGGCGTCCCGTTCCGCACCGGACAGTCCGCGGATGCGAACGCGGCCGCCCCATTCGGGGACTTCCACATCCTCATACGGCCGGTCCTGTGCGGCAAGAATTTGGTCTTTAGTGAGCAGCATACTGCCTCCTTATTCGAAATCCACAGCAGGCCCAAACACCGGCTTACCGGTGAGTCGGAACGTGAGAGATGCTTCAGCCTTGTCATCGAATGGAGCTTCCACTTCAAACCCCGACAAAAACGCTTCGAACTCCCACGTGGTGTTGTCGGGGTCCGGGAACACGATGCGGTACCGACGTGCCGAGTCGTTGAAATCGTCAAACAGGGGATTGTGAACCCCCGGCACATAGTTCACGTCAATAGAAACTTCGCCGGGGTCTTTCAGACCACCGATGAATTCTCGCCAACCATCCGCAGAGTCGTGGCTTGTCACCTCGATTTCTTCACGTTCCGCACTCGGACCGGAAATCGACGTAACATTTGCCACGTGTTCAAATTCTTCAGTGAGGTCATTGAACCGCAGAAACTTGGTCCCGTGCGCATCCATACCACTAGCCATGGCCTACCTCCTTTAGCGCGCCACGATCACGGAAAACTGAATAGGGACATGTCGCAGACTAGGGTCCGGATCATGCAACGTCTCCACGAAATCCAGGCGTGTTGCGATATGTTCCCATCCGTCAACCTCTAGCGGTTGATGGTCCAGCAGCTGGCACACGCGGTCGGTGATCTCCAGTGCTTCCGCGAAACCCCGGTATCGGGACCACACGTGAAGCGTTACACGGACTTCGCGGCCGAAGCCAGTCAGGTAGTTGTCAGGGATCAGCGTGCTCTCCCCGATCACCACATACGGAAATTCGGTGCCCTCAGGAACGTCGTCAAACACCCCGGAAACAAGCGATTGTAATTCGGCATCCTCAGTCAGCGTGCGGTATATCGCGCGCTGAACAGCCAGTGCAGGAAGCATGACCACTCCCCTTACCTAGGCAGTGTCTTTCTTAGCGCCTTACGCAGTCTATTAGGGAACTTCTTCCGCTCCTTGTCCGCCGCGGGACGTGCGAAAGGCTGAGCCTTCATTTTCGAGGTCCCAAACTCCTGCCAATAGCCATAGTGTGCTTTACGGAAGGAACGCGGACCAACGTTCGCACTAATCCTGCGTTTGTCGGAGCGCGAATTGATCACCGATTTCAGATGACCTGTTTTTACGGGAACGCGCTTCAACATCTCCGCCTCTACGGCACGCGCTGATTCGAGTACCGCATTTAACGTCCCTTTACGCACATTCCCCTTTAGTCTGCGACACGCGGCATACAGGGCATCAATACCCTCGACTTCCATGCGAATCCCTTTTTGCTTCTTTGCCACTACGTACCCCCTTCAGCCTCCACGAGGTGACAGTCCGCGCGTAGATACACCGCCACCGAAGGACGTACCGTGGCCACTACGCGGAGACGCTGCCCTGTATCCGGATCCCGCAACTCATCCCCACGCCGCACGTCCGCATCGGGAGCGCAGTACACCGGAGTCGGTGCTTCCGCTCCCATCTGCATGGCGATCGCACGTTCCGTAGGACGTGGCTGAGAAACACGGCAAGGGACTGTGGCCACGTACTCCCACGTGGTCACACGTCCCCCTGCACCATCGTCCACCAGGCGTTTGCGGTACACATCCCGCCGAGACACCAACAGCGGTCCTATCGCCACCATGGGACCTCATCCCCTCGTCGACGTTCCGGAGGAGGGGGACCATACGCGGACAGTCTGCTCCGGTCACTCGCGGTCCAGTGTTGGCGTATCGGCACCGACACCACCCCGCCGTGTCCCATCACACGTGCGATCTCCGCGCGCTCTTCCGCGGATAGCACGGTGCCGACCGGGCGATTATCCGCACGCCACGTGTAGTCCCCGATGGTCTCCGATGAAATCCCCAGCGGGTTGGCGAACGTGCGGATCGCGACACGCAGCACGATAGGCTCCAACGCGGCGGGAAGCGGGGCATCGACTGACAGCCCCGCTTCCACACGCACCGCGATCTCGGCGTCCTCCAACGCCGCTTGGACACGCTCGTGCTCCGAGTCAGGCACCGGTTGGGGATACCGCGCGAGAAACTGTTGTACAGTGGGCACGGTATCTCACCACCTATCAGGCACCAGTACCCGGGTCACCGGGGTCTTCGTCCTCCTGGATCACGGCCGCAACCGCACGAAGCATGACCGGGTTCTCCATGTCCACCGTTTTGGCACCGTCAGCGTCGTACGTGATCTCGGGGTCGAGAGTCTCTCCCACGCCGACAAACGTCGACAACACCGACCGGTCACGTGCTGTTGCGCTGTTGTAGTCGCGCAGAGCACGCATGGCCACACCAGCGTAGGAGATGCTGGATCCAGACACCGCACCCTCAGGAACACGCGGTGCCCGCGTCACCAGCGTGTACGCGCTAGGATGCAGGGCCACCATGCGAGCAGGGTCAATTGCCGGGGACACCACCACGCGGAAGCCGTACAGGTTCCCCAGTTCCGCGGCACGCAGCGCACTCGCATCCCCCGAGTAGCTAGCGCGAGTCAGGTTCGGATCCTGGAGAAGGTAGCCCTCGACATCCACACCCACGACGAGCACGCGGCCGGTCATCGGCACGCTACGCGCGTTCAAGATTTTGCGCAGTTCGGTGATAGCCCGGCGGACCTTGCCACCACTCAGCTCGTCCGGCGTGCCGCTCACCGTAAACGCCGGGGTCAGCCCGTTGAATTTCGCGGCGATCAGCGATTCAACACGGTCGGCAATCGCGCGAGTCTGCGGAGCCAGCACCTGAGCACCAAAGTCCACGATGTCAAGAGTCAGCTCCGCATCGGTCAGGTCCACAGCCGAGTAAATGTGGTGCTGCAGCGAGACCGAAATGCTACCTTCCTCCAGGTCCTCAGTCTGGAGCTGGTAGCCTGAACCCTGCATGTCCCGCAGAGCTTCGATGGTACCCGACAGCAGCGACGGCCTCTTGATGTTGACAGTGTCGCCGCGGGCACCGGTGAACTCTGCTCCAGCGTCGCGACCAACCAGCGCGGTCAGGACCAGCTCACGTTCAAGCAGACCAACCGCGGCCGTGGCCCATTTTTCGGCTTTCACAATGTTATGAGCCATATCTACCCCTTCCTAGTACGGGAGACGTTTGCGGATAGCTTCCGCCAACTCGGCGGGACTCGGATTGGAGCCCACACCGCCACGTCCCGGCGCATCTCCCTGTGCCGGTTTCGGACGCGTCACCAGTGCGGGTTTCTGTCTTTCAGCCAGTGCCTCAGCGACCGCGGCAGCAGCGTCCCGCAACTCTTCCTCACTGTCACCGCTCAACCGCTCCACTACGGCAAGCGGAACCCCGGTTTGTTCGGCCACTCGGGCCCGCACAGCCGTCATGCGCTCCTGATGCCACCGTTCTTCCAACTCGGCGATCCGTTGCAACGCCTGCTGCAACTGGTCCTCAGGGTCGCGGTCTTTCGGATCCTTCCGGTCCTCATCAGCGCGTGACTCCTTGGGCGTGTCCGCGCTCGTCTTTTGCTGCAGTTCAGCTAACCGCCGTTTCAGCGTGGCGATCTCCACGTCACGGGGATCCGGACGCCGCGGAGCGGACTCCTCCTGAGGGACCTCCTCAGCAGGTGTGTCGCTGCCAGCATCCCGAGTCGCCGCACCGGTAGTGGTGGTGTCCTCAGACATCAGTCATCACCTTCTCCTACCTCGTCTTCCTTACGCCGCTGTTTTGCCAATTCACGGCGAAACTCGTTCAAGTTGGGGTGTTTGAGGTTGTCCCACATGGCCGCGTACTGCTGAGACGTTGGATGCAACTGGTAGCGGCCCCTACCAAAGTACGGTTCAACAGTGCATTTACATCCGCGGTGCCAATGACGGCCCGCACCTGCAGCCAACGAGGAGGAGTACACGGGACCGCGGGATGCGAGCATTGCGCAGAACGCACAACTGCGTCCACGTGCGATTCGTGCCCACCGCACAGGACGTGACTCCTCCTGCATGTGCGCGGCCAACGCGGTACGGCCACCAGCCATGGAGGTACGCGTTGCATCCAGGCTCAGCGCTACGAGCGACCGACGAGCAGCAGCCTCCTCAGCAAGCCCATCCTCCACGAGCGCGGTGGTATACGCCGGACCCCAGCGCGTTACCGACTCACTCCATACCCACGGATCCAACTGATCCAGGATCACGGACGTGAACGGCTCCTGTACGCCCTCAGCCTCACGGAACTGCTCGTAGTACCGTTGCGCTGTTTCCGCGGACAGCCGATATGCGGCCGCTACCTCAGGAGCCTGCTCCGCCACCCATGCGGCGAACACTGCAGGGTCAAACGCGACCTCCTCAGTCCACTCCTGCTCAAACGTACGGAGCAGACTTTCCAGGATGCCTAACTGAGCGACACGATGTGCCTCAGTGAGCACCGCACCAGCCTCAGTCACCGCCATCAGGATCCCCCTCCTCGACAGGCAGAGAATCCCCGGAGGCCTCTACAGGAAGCTGTGTTTCGTCACCGCGGAGAAGTGTTGCGGCAACCTCCGCAACATCCATGGCCATATCCTGCTGTTTCAGCCGCTTCCACCTGCGAATCTGGAATGGTGTGACACCCGGGATCAGTTCCCACAGCGCCTCTGCAGGGATCCCCAGCATGGTTGCCAGTTTGCCGAGAGCATCCGCAGACGCAGCCAGAGAACGCGCTTCCGTGTCGCGCCACACAACACGAGCACGGGTATTCTCCGCATCCTCGAATTGCCCTGCAGCAAACGCCAAAAGACGGAACACGCGAGCCCATGCTTCTCCGAAAACCGCCTTTCTTTCCGAGACCTTTCTTGTCAGTCCCGCTTCCGCGGCCGCCAACGCTTCCGCGCTAATGTTGACCAGTCCACCGAGAAGATAATGTGGCGGCACCTGAGCAATGGTGGCCATCTGCTTAATGGCGGACTCTTGCGACGCAAGATAACCAGTCAAATCCGTTTCCGTGAACTCGCCGAATCTCGCATCTTTAGACGCGGTAGTCCACAGTCGGTTCACCGCGGCCTCGAAAGGCTCAATCGGCCGACCAGTTTCCGGATCGCGGGGGATCTCCACACCGGTAGCCCATTTTTGTTTAAACGCCGCATACTGCTGAGCGATCAGCAGGCCCAACGTCGTATCGTTTAGGCGATCCTGCAGCGGGATAAGAGGCCACACCTCGCCGAGCTCCGCGATCCGCACATCCGGATCATCAGTCCACTGATTGCGGAAAACCACCACGGGACACACGCCGAACGGGTGAGTCCAAGAATCCAACAGCCTGTATTCCCTGATGTTTCCGTAATCTCCGGACGGAACCCAGAAAGACCACACACCCTCAGCGTCCACGAGGTCCCACACATCGCCCACAAGCCCCAATTCGTTCTTCACTCGGGATCGCGAACGACGAATCGCATAGTCCGGAAATTCCGCATCCGGATCCTCCTGAACCACATACATGGCCAGCGGGGAATACACGCGTGCCACGGGACCTGGAGCACCAGGCCACACCATCACGTACCCGTGTCCGTACGTCAACGCGGACCGGTACACATGCATCTGGCGTGACGACAACCCGTTAGCCACCCAATATTCCCACACGTTGAGGTTATCGGGATGCTCATCATCGCGGTAACCCTCGACATACAAATTCTGAGCCACCGTAGTAACAATCAGCGGGAGCCAATTCCCGATGGCTTCTTGACGGAAGCCCGAGAATTCGCCCTCGTGGGAGCGCGGCATGTACGAGGGATCGTGGAGACCCCGCATATACCTACGCACACGGTCCAGCGCTGGTTCCTCGTCCGCGCGAGATTGCAGCGCGTGCGCCAACCGCTCCTCCGCAGTCACTGGACCGCCTCCTTTCACTATCCAAACCCAAACAGAACTCCGGGCTGCTCATCGCCACGGTTCCGCTCAGACAAACGACCGCGCTCAATCGCCATACGACGAGCTTCGCGAGCCAACACCATGGCTACCGCGGCATCGACCTTCCGTTCCGACTCCCGGGATTCTTTCCCCAGACCTACCCCGAACGCGTTCGGACGTCGCCGAGCGTTCTTAATGTGGCGGATTAGCCGCACATCGTTGGCAATAGTGAACGTACGCTCCTCGATCGCGGCCCTCGTCGACTCGGCAGCGCGCGTGAAGTCGCGGAGCCTACCCCGCATGTCGAACGCGACAGAATGTCTCGCGGAAGCGCGGACAGCAAGTCGGTCCCGGTACTGTTCTGCCCAAGTGTCCACGTACGATTGCCAATACGCCACGTCGGCGAAAAATGCGACCACGTCCCAACGTTCGAACGCGGCACGTACCACCTCAGTGACCTCGTCCGTGGGCACCGACCATCCCTGAGCATCCGGAGAGTCCGGACGTTCCCAAATACCCAGTGGCCACACGTGACCGGTCTCGATGTCACACGCGATAAGCGCGGTAGCATCCACCGTTTTAGAACCGTCAAACCCGAGTGCGATCATCGCACCATCCGGGATTTCCCGGTCCTCAACAATGGCATCCACCTGGTCCGGCCGAACCCACGCGTCCGACGCGGCAACAATTTGGTTGAAGAAGAAGCGACGCGCCTCCTCGACAGGCTGGCGCGGATCGTAAACCTCAGCCACAATCCGGTCAAAATCCACCCACGTGGAATCCCCATACGCGATGCGGAGTGCGCGGCGCAAATCCTGCTCGTCCGCAATATCCACGTCCGCTGGGGCTTCTCGGCAGTCATACAAATAAGGGACTCTGTACCCCGGATCTTCAGCGGCGCGTTGCTGCATAGCTAGGTACATTTCATACGTGCTTTGCGCCACCGAATGACGGCTGGGATCGTGAGCGTTGGTGATCTCCACCGCCCGGGCACCGCCACCAGCGATTTTGCCCAGGTTTCTCCGCACCGTACGGGCAACATGGTGACCACCAGACGATTCAGTCCAATGGTGCGTTTCCTCAAAAATCGCGAAAGTCGGGCGGCCGCCTTCCAGCGACTGGCTAGAGGAAGTCACGGGCTCGATCTTCCCCGGGCGGCCTGATGCGAACTGGACCATGGTTTTTCCCACGTCCAGCCCGTAATCAGCCACCGCGGGACTCGCCACCACCATGCCGCGGATCATCTGAAACGTGTTCGCGGTCTGCGCATAACTAGTCGCCGCGATCTGAACCCACGGAGAATGGACGCGTTTCCCAATAGGATGCAGCGCGTCCCCCGAATGCGGGCCCACACACGTGGCGCAGAATTCCCCCTGACGAGCCCAGTGAGAAAACCGCACCGGGCCCAAAAACTCCGCCAAACACAAAAGCGCGGCAAGCGGGGATTTTCCCCAGCCTTTCGCACGGCGAAGTGTTGCGCCGTTAAAAACGAATCTACCGCGGTCGTCCACGGCGTAGAGCCACAGCACAAACCGGACCTGTTCCGGCGTGAACCGCCACTGTGTTCCCGCACGCTCCCCATCAGGCTGCACAATGTAGCGCGTAGCCCACAGCAAAACCCCCCAGCCCAGCGTACAATCCGGAAGATCGTGAGGCAGGTTGCCGGTCTGTCCCCCAGAAGAACCCATCAACGCTCCCAATCGCCACCCACGTCCGGGAACGCTAACCGGTGGGCAACCTCAACCAGCGACTAAACCCGCTCGGCGATCCTCTCAGCCCTCCTGAGCCAGCATTTCCCGGTACTCAGCCAACACCGCAACATTGTCCGGGGTTGCCTCCGGACCAGAGTTCGCGGCAGCGGCAGCAGCGCTCGCCTCACCACCCGACACACCCCCAACGCGGCCTCGCAGACGCTCCATGTGAGTACCGCCCAATGCACGCTCCGCGCGGAACACGATCTCAAAAATGCGAGCTTTCCGCATCGCGTCCTTTTCCCGATGCATGGCATCCACCAGCGGAAGCAGACTCTTCAGAACCTCCCAGTCAGATGGCTCGAAATGAGCCACCTGAGCGGAGTGACACCATGCGTTCCACCACTCCCGGGTCGCGGACAGCCAGCGTTTGGGATTGGGCAACTCGGGAATTTCTTTCACGGAAGTCCCCAACGAAGCACCTCGAGCAGGGTCCGCGGAAGGCTGGGAACTGTCCGGAGCACCGCACGAGGGGCACGCACGGCCATCCGCATCCCGCAGAGAACCACAACTCACACACTGTCTACGCCGAACCCCAGTGAAAGTGTCCGCGTTGCGTCGTCTACGATTGGGGTTAGGAGGTGGTCCCATACCAGCCATGCGATATCCCTCCCTGCTACACCTGACCGAACCCGTGTTCGCGGCCCCGCGCGCACGCGCACGCGCGCGT